ACAGGCTGGCTTTGATACACAGGTTAAAGCAGCGCAAGCACAGTTTGCTCGTCTATTTACAGATATGGTTTCTCTATCCTTTGAGGTAGATGAAAAAGTATTTGGTAATATGGTAAAGACAATTAAGGGTAGCGATGACGGCACACCTTATACATTAAAGTACACACCATCTCGCGATATTAAAGGCGAGTATGGCGTAGATGTACGCTACGGTATTATGTCAGGAATGGATCCTAACAGAGCCATTATTGCATTACTACAAATGCGTAGCGACAAGTTAGTATCCCGTGATTATGTCCGCCGAGAAATCCCAATGGAGTTAAATGTTACACAAGAAGAACAAAGGGTTGACATTGAAGAAATGCGTGATTCTCTTCGTGTTGCTGTTGCTCAGTATGCACAAGCTATACCCGCACTTGCCTCGCAAGGTCAAGACCCAAGCCAAGTTATTACTAGAATCGCTGATGTCATTCAAGGCAGACAAAAAGGATTACAACTAGAAACTATCATTGCCAAAGCATTTGCACCGGAGCCAGTAGCTCCAGCGCCAACAATGCCTGAACAACAAGTTCCAGTAGCAGGTGCGGCCCCCGCCCCTGCCTCGCAGCCAACTCCAGAACAACAAAGCGGAGCGGCCCCTGCTGCTGGTCAACCTCAACCAGATATCGCACAACTACTCGCCTCTATCGGCGGAGCAGCATAATGAAGGGGGTGAACAAATGAACAAAGGATCAAGAGCAAAGGCTACTGAAACAAAGCCTGTAGAGGGCAAGAATGGAGCACTGCCAACAACTGGAAAAGTATTCTTCGGATACACACCAGCAGGTCGTAAGGGTAAGAAGGCTTAAATTATTTTATTGATAGGAGCGCTGGGTGAATAACGATAATAATCTTAATCGCCCAGTGCGACTGTCTGATTATCTAGTAATAGCATCAGGATTCTTTTTAAATTTAATATCAGTGATAGAAGCACTTGCAGATGATCTGCACCAATTAGCTGTCTATCATTCAACACAGAAGAGCCAGGAAGAAAAAGTCTGGCAACAATTTTCGCAAGATCTAGAAACTTTAAAGGAGGAATAATGGCAAGAGGTCCATTAGCTGGCGCATCAGGCCCAGGCAAATTCTCCAAAAGAACAGATATGGATTTAGGTTCTACATCATATGGAGAAGGTCAAGAAACTGCTGCACTTAATACAGCAGCACCAAAGGCAAAGACTCGTGGTATTGCAGATGATGTAGGTGGAAGACCATCTAATCCATTAACTCCAGCAACTCCAGTAACCCCACTGTTTGCACCAACTGATCGTAAAGATGAACCAATAACTACAGGTATAGCATTAGGTGATGGTGCAGGTCCTGAAGCACTTATGATGCAATCTAAATTTGCTGATAGAAAACTATCAGATATTTTGGCCGAGATGATTCCATTTGATAATACTGGTGATGTAGCAATCCTTTATCAGCAGGTCATAGCAAGAGGTCAGTAGTGTCTGAAAACTTAAAAGCAGCAGCATTTGCAGCAGGTTTATCAGATCAAGATAAAAAGAAAGTAGATAGTTTAAGTAAATTACTATCAGTTCATAAAGAACTTTCTAATCTTCCATCTGATCTAGCTCAACAGCAAGCTAATAAATATACACCTGCTCAAAAAGATTCATTAGTAAAAGTTATGGGAAATGAAGATCCTATAATTAAACCACCTCGTGGCGCACTTGGAACTGCTTGGCACTACACAGGTGGTCAAATAGCCAATCTTGGTGGTATGGCTCTTGCTGGTTTACAAAACGTATCAGATTTTTCTACCCGCCTATACCGTACTGGCGCTATTGCCATATCAGAAGGTGTTGATTTAGGAACCGCTTGGGATGAAGCAAATGATAAAGGTGATAAAAAGTTTAATCCTAATCGTATAGAAAATGCTCGTTCTAAGTTTGGTAAAGATGCTGTAGATGTAGCAATGCGTATTGCTTCTGGCGAAAAGATTGATGAGATTATCAAAGATGCTACTCCAGAACAAGCAAAGTATTTAGCACTTGCTGATCCTAAGAGAACTAACATACCAGGTTTTGCTGATAAGTCAGAAGAAGAGCAAGCAAGAGGATTATTCCAAGATACGCTAGATGCAGTTCAAGCATCTAAGTATTCTCCTGGCCGTCAAGTTGCTAACCTATTATTACCTGGATTCTTAGAGGGATCAGGCTTTGCTTACAAAGCAGTATCAGGTGCAGTTGATGCAGCGTATCGTATATTTGCTGATCCTTTACTACTTGCTGGTAAGGTAAAAAAGTTAAACGATATTCGCAATTATTCAGTAGAGGTTATCACTGGAAGTGCCGCTAAAGATGGCGTTAAATTTAATCAATACTTTGATCTACCAACGACTCAAAGTTTTTGGAATACATATGGCGCTAAGTTAAAAGACTTACGCAAAGCCCAAGAAACAAATGACACTTTAAACATAGCAAGAATCAAAGGCGAACTGTCTACGTTAGCTCCTGAGTTTGGTCCTGCTGTAATTCAATCATTCAATAAGGCAGATGAGCCTATTGAAGATGTTTTAACAGCTAAGGCATTTTTCCTTAATGGAAAACAAACAGGCGAAATGATGGCTGGATCTGCTGGTCGTAGAAGAGTTATTGCTCCTCGTATGACAGCAGCTCGTCAACTTAGAGTATCAGCACTTACTACAGCAAATAAGTTCTTTAATATTGACGAAGTAGGTCCTCAGTTAGTTAACGCACAATTCTTTAATGAAGAAGCAACAGATGCTGGTATCTATAAAGCATTAGTTGATGGTAGAGAACAGATCGTAGAATCTGTACAGGCTCTTAATAAGACCAAGAAGTTTGGCCCTGCTAGATTTTCAACTGCAGATATAAACGTACGTATTGATGGATTTAAGCGTAGATTCTCTATTGCGCCTATGTTCAAGAATAATGAACTTGATGTAGTTGCTAAAGATGCTCCAGATCAAATCTATCGTTTATCTAGACTAGTACTTCCTCAAAGAGAGTCTAAGTTAATCTCAGAAGCATTTGCAAATACACCAGAAATTGGTAAGCGCAAAGAGATGTTCTACGGATTAATGAATACGATAGTAGATATTCGTGGCATAAATACCACAGAAGCTACTAGAGGAGTTAGCCGAGGCTTAACAGGCAAAGGTAAAATGAAGTTTGGTGTAGATGATCCACTAGATGATATTGGCGCTTTTGCTACAGACTTTAATTCTAAAGTAACTGTCCCTAATCTAGTAGATATAGATAGACTTGCAGCCCGTAGCACACTAGGACAAAAGTTAATAGGCCCTATTGCTAATAACTCATTTCTAGAAACAGTAACTGGGTACTGGTCATTCCTAACTCTTGCTGGTCCTCGTTATGCTTTACGTAACTCTACTGAAGATTTAATGATTAACTTGGCTATCGGTAACACTCCTTGGGGTATTGCTACTGGTCGTAAATTAAATACTAGAGTTTTAACAGCACTTCCTACTAAGGGTGCTAAAGCAAGAGATATTTTTGATGTAGATACTATGGCAGATAGTCCACTAGGTGCCATTATGCGTATCGTAAATAAAGATGAGTCTGCTAAATACTCTAAGCAGATCGCTGATCTAGATGAAAAAATTATAGCTGGAAAGAAAGAAATAGCAGATCTTTACAAGATAACTAAAACTAGTACAGATCCAAAACAAATTGCACAGGCAGAAGCAAAAATTAAAGAATTAAGAATTGCAACTGAAGGTGGAGTAGTAGAACAAACAAGAAAGATTCTTGCTACCGCTTTATCAGAAGGTAGAGTTAATCGTTATCTTGATGCTGCCGGTCTAGGTAAACTAGATGACGAGGCAATTGAGTTACTTGGTGAACAGATTGTCTATGGAAATTACGAGGATGCACTCTCTATTATTTCTGAAGGTGGCTTTAACTTTGCTACTGGTGGGGATTTCCTAACTAGTGCTGTTGATACAGTACGTCAGTTAAACTCTCGCACAGCCGCACTTCGTATTACTGGACCTAAACAAAAATACACTAGAGAAGCTGGCAAAGTAGGATTTAAGAATGTACGCCTGGATGGTCAAGATGAGGCAACATTAGTATCTTGGTTGCTACGTATCTCTTATGTAGCAAATGATGAACTAGGTTCAGTGGCTATCGCTAACCTTCACAAAAAAGAAGCAGCAGCAATCTTAGAGATCAAGAAGGCTATTCAGGCCAGACCTGATTTAGTAGATTCATCTATTCTTGCAGCAAAGCGTGTAGACATAGATCAACACGCTAAGTTAATCTATGATCGCACTAGAGAAGTATTTGCTATGAGCAAAAACAATAAGATTAATGATGATCTGTTAAGCAAGGTTCGGGTTTTAGATCCAGAAACTGGCGAATATGTTGTTCAGGGTAAAGTATCTTTAGATGATCTTCCAACTAGCGAAGGTGATATTCCTAAGTATGTAGTTGGGCCATCATTGGTTCCAGTATCTGATACTCAAAACTACGCTGCTACATTCACACAAAGTGGATGGCGCTGGCTAGGTATGGCTAACGCTCGTATGTCACGTCAACCTATTGTTACTGATCAAATGATTCAGATCCGCAAACAAATGCGTAAGACAGGTTTTGAAGATGCTTGGATTAAGTCATACACAAAGGATATTGATCCAACTAAACTTAGCAAAGTAGAAGAAGCAACCAAAAAGGCTAAGCAAGATTTAGCAAGAGTTGTAGAAGAAAGAGCATTAGGCGAGGTATTAGCCTATGTTGATAACCCTCTTATAAGAACTCAAACAGCTTTCTCTATACGTAACTTTGCTCGCTTCTATCGGGCAACTGAAGACTTTTATCGCCGTATTTCTCGTGTTGTTAGGTACAATCCTGAGGCAATTCAAAAGGCTGCCTTAACCTATGAAGGTATATCGCACTCAGGCTTTGTTCAACAAGACGATCAAGGCGTAGATTATTTTATTTACCCAGGTATCACTCCTGTATATAATGCAGTTAATAAAACTTTGACAGCACTTGGTTTACCAGATGAATTTAAATCACCTTTGCCAATTCAATTTGGCGCTCAGGTTAAAATGGTTACACCATCTTTAAACCCAGATTCTTTGATACCAACCTTTGCTGGTCCAGTAGCTGGTATATCAGTAAGCACACTATCAAATATAGTGGGCATATGGAACCCAGGCGCTGCTGATACAATTACAAGATATACTCTTGGAAAATATGCAGTAGATCAATCTACCGTTTCAGCGTTCTTACCGGCTCATATCAATAGAGCCTATGCTGCCTTAAATAGAGATGAGCGTAATTCACAATACGCATCAGCTTGGCGTAAGGCTGTTACTTATCTTGAAGCATCAGGCAACGGTATTCCAGAGAAGTTTGATGAAACTGGAAACAAGATTCCACCTACTGCTCAAGAACTAGAAGAGTACAGAATTAAAGTTAAGAATACTGTTATTGGTATTCTAGGAACTAGATTCGTATTTGGATTCTTTGCACCAGCCTCACCTCAGATTCAGTTAAAGTCTGATATGGAAGAATGGGTAAGAGATAACGGAAGATCAAACTTTAAACAAGTTTGGACTAACCTATTAAATCAATACCCTGGTGATTATGATGCAGCTATGACTAAGTGGGTTGAACTATTCCCAGATCAAATACCATTTACTGTCAGTGAAGGTGAGCGAAAGACTGTTGCCTACTTCCGATACGCAGAAGAGTCTGGTCAGTTTGTAGATCAGAACAAAGAACTATTTGAAAAGTATAGAGAAGGCGCTGCTTTCTTAATACCTCACAAGGCTGGCTTTTCGTTTGATGCCTATAAAACTATGAGGGATATGGGTCTTACTCAGAATAAACGAGTAGAGGATTACCTACAAGAAGTGCAGACAGCATCTGCTTTACAACAATACTTTGAGAAAAAAGATGAATACGAAACAACCCTTCAGGCATCTGGTAGTGATTATATTCGTAGAGTTGCTCGTCAACAGTTTGATACTTGGAAAAAGACATTCTTTGCTGGTAACCCATTAGTTGCAGAAGAGTTGGCACAGGGTAGCCAAAAGGCTATAGATCGTCAAAATGCTCTTAATGATCTAGAAAATATGGTTACAGATCCTTATGTTGAAAGCATAAGTCCTAAAACCGTTGGAGCATTACGAGAGATGATCAACTTGTATCAGTCATACAAACAGCAACGTCAATCATATGACCTTGTTGGTGGATCATCAGACTTAATTCAATCAGTTAAGGACAGCACAATTCTTCGTATGAAGGACCTTGCTACTTATAATGAAAACACACAAGCAGCCTACGATGTTTTATTCGGTAGATTGCTTGGAGAATAAACAGGGAGATAATGCCTAATGGCCGTTAGTCTTGAACAGTATCTTAAAAATGAAAGCACAGTAAAGCAAGCCAGATCTAAAGCATCTAAGGCTAAGGCTGCGCTTACTAATGCTCAAAGAGCCGCAGCATCTGTGCCTGCTAGTGCTGGCGCTTTAGTTAAAAAACAAACTGAAGATGCTTTAGCATTAGCACAAGCAACATTTAATGAGGCTGAGCAATCTAGACTAACTGCTGAAAATACAGCTACTGCCTACTATAACGAGAACCAAGCATCTATTGATCAAAAGGCTCTATCAAAAACTAAGTCTACAGATGAGGCTAGACTAAAGGATGCGATTAGAGATAAAGCAGCATTAGCCGCAGTAGGTCAAGATACTGGTTTAATAGACAGAGCCATTATTGATCTCAATCAAAAAATTGCTGGAACTGGTAAGTATGCTCCTAAACCAGTATCTGAAGTTGCTACTGGCGGTACAGGTGGTACTACTAAAGTTGCCTATAGAGATTACACAACAGAGGCAACTAATGTCCCTACTGCGTTAAAAAATTTAGACGATGCCGAGAGATTAGATCTTGCTAATAAATTAAATGATGCTGGATTTAAAGTTCCTAAAACTGGTGTTTATAATGATCAATTAAGAGATGCTTATCAACAAGCCATTCTTGCTAACCAAGCTCGTAGCCAAGAGTGGAAAGAAGAAATTAGTTTTGGTAAATTCTTAGATATAAAGAAAACTGAAACTGCTGCTATTAAAGGTCTTGGTGGTGGTGCTACCACTTCAGTAAGTATATCTTCACCATCAGAAGCTGCTGGATTTATCAACCAAACATTCCAGACCCTGCTAGGTCGTTATGCAACACCAGAGGAAATAAAGGCTTTAACGCCTAAACTAAATAAAGCAGAGAGGGCAAACCCTTCTAGAACTTTAAATGGTGTATCTACTGGTGGGTTAGACAGAGGGCAATTCCTATCTGAAGTAGTTTTAGCAACACCAGAATATAAGCAACGTAAAGAAACTAAACAAGGTTCTATACGTCAAGACCTTGCTAATACTGCAAGGGCTAATGGTTTAGATTTAGATAAAAATTTTGGTGGCAGTGTTGAGGACTGGGTTAAGCGTATTGACTCTGGTGAAAAGGCTGATACTTTTAAGCAATTGATTCGTAGTACAGCTAAACTAGGACTACCAGACAAGGTATCTGCTTTACTAGATCAAGGCATAGATCTTGAAACTGTTTATGCTCCATATAAAAATACTATGGCAACAGTGTTAGAAGTTAATCCAGCAACAATTAGTTTATCTGATCCAACACTTCGTAATGCTATTGGACCTGATAAGGAAATGTCTATCTACGATTTTCAAAGAGTTCTACGTAAAGATCCTCGCTGGCAATATACCAATAATGCAAGAGAAGATGTTTTCCAATCTGTTAATAAAGTCTTACAAGACTTCGGATTTCAGGGGTAATGATGGCTATTGATTCAGAAACTAAAAGAGAAGCTGCTGCAGCAGCAAGGGCAAGTAAACCCGCCACTATAGATACATCTAAAACTAAACCTAAACCTGAAACTAAAGCACAGATTGATGCTCGTATTGCAGCAACTAATGCAAAAGTAACTGAAGGATTAAAGCCAGTACAATCTTATCTAGAGTCACTGGGATATGCTATAAATCCAGCAACTGGATTATACTTTACAACTCCAGTTAATGCTCCTGCTGGTAGTACTAACCCGCTACCACCTGCTGGCCCAACAGGACCTACTCTTACGACAGAACAACTATTAGCGCAACAAGAGGCAAAGCGAGCAACAGATGCTGCTCTTGCTAATCGCCAATCAGCGTATGATTTATTGCTATCACAATTTACCCAGTATGGATTGCAAGGTTTAGTAGAACCATTAAAGGGTTTAATCCAAGATAACATATCTCCATCAGAGTTTGCTGTTCGTCTACGTCAAACAGAACCTTATAAGAAACGCTTTGCTGCCAATGCTAGCCGTATAGCAAATGGTCTTCGGGCTTTATCTGAAGGTGAATATATTGCACTTGAAGATCAGTATCAGAATGTTATGCGTAACTATGGATTGCCTGCGAACTATTACACAAAAGGTGACCTAGGCCGTCAAGAAGGATTTGAGAAGTTTATTGCTGGAGATGTATCTCCTGCTGAACTAGAAGATCGGGTAGCTACAGCACAAAACAGAGTAGTTAATGCACCACCTCTAGTTAAGGAAGCATTAAAGCAATTCTATCCTGATATTAAAGATGCGGATATTCTTGCTTATACTCTTGATCCTACTAGGGGATTACAAGATATTAAACGTAAAGTAACTGCTGCAGAAATTGGTGGCGCAGCACTTGGTCAAGGTCTAGGTACTACTGTTAGTAGAGCAGAAGAACTTGCTCGCTTTGGTGTGACTGCTGAGGCAGCACGTCAGGGTTATCAGACTGTTGCAGATGTAGCACCTCGTGGTTCACAGTTAGCCGCGATCTACGGACAAGATGCTTATGGTCAAGCAGAAGCAGAGCAAGAAGTATTTGGTTTGGCTGGTAGTGCAGAGGCGGGACAACGCCGTAAGAAACTATCAGAACTTGAGAGGTCTGCATTTAGCGGACAAGCAGGAACTACAGCAGGAGCACTTGGCCGAGATAGAGCTGGTTCCTTTTAACTAAGCCTGCCATTAGAACCACCGGCCTAATGGAGAGATAACAATACCGGTAGTAGAAGCCATACAGATATCCCCGAACTGTATGAGGTCTGCGTAACTACAACGAATGGGAGATGGACTATGTCCAACTACGACTACGAGGATGATGACGATACAGATACAACAACTGAATCGTTAAGTAATGATCTCGTAAAACAACTACGCAAAGCTAATAAGCAAAAAGATAAAGAGCTGGCAGATCTAAAAGCCAACTTTGAATCTTTAAATAAAGCGCAGAGAGAACGAGCAATCAAAGATGCCCTCGCAGCTCGCGGGGTAAATCAGAAGATCTCTTCATTTATCCCACAGGATATAGACCCAACTGAGGAGTCTGTATCAAAATGGCTTGAATCAAATGCAGATGTATTTGGTCTTCAAGCTGAAACTTCCCAACAACCGAATGTAGATCCTGCTCAAGCGGCAGCCTATAGGAAGATGAGCGCAGCAACTGAATCTGGTATCACACCAGATCGCAGTGTTGATGTTTATCAAAAACTTATGAAGGCTAATAGTCGCGAAGAGTTAGATCAAGTTATTCGGGAGTCAGGAATCTAACTTCCTACTAATGAAAGGCAATACCTAAATGGCACTACCTACAGGTGCGTTTACTGGTACTTCTGACATTAGCAATTTAGTCAAAGCAGCATACGATCAGTATGTAAGAATGGCACTTCGTTCCATTCCTGTAATGCGCTCAATTGCAGATGTTAAGCCAGTTCAACAGGCAATGCCAGGATCATCAGTTGTATTCTCAATCTATTCAGATCTAGCAGCAGCTACTTCTACACTGACAGAAACAACTGACGTTTCCTCAATTGCTCTTGGTAACCCATCACAGGTTACTGTAACACTTAACGAG